CAATAAGGCAGAATCATCTCCTGCAATTTTAATTCTTTCATCTCTTTCTTTTTTAATTGCTTCTAATTCTGTCAATCCTGCATTTCTCAAAAGTTTTGCAAGATGTTCTCTTTCTTTAATGATTTCTTTATTTGTATCTTGAACAATAGCGACAGTTTCTTTTTTAATTTGCTCTTGTGTAGCTCTGAATTGATTTTTAAAATCCTGCGAAGATGAATTAAAACCTAGATCAACTTCAAGTTTTTTATTACTAGCTGTTGATAGTTTTAAAATTTGTTGCTCTAGTAAAAAAGCCTGATTTGATGATTCACCAAATTTCTTTTTTACTTCTTCATATTGAGCTATAAGTTTCGGTAATTGGTCAGAATTTTCTTTAGTTGTTTCAGTTAATAACTCAAATCCGAAATTTAAAGCTTGGACAACTTTGTTCGCAATACCCATTGAGCTATTTACGAATGAATTTTGCGTGACAACTTTTCCTATCGTTTCTTGAAGATCGTTTAAATTATTTGATAATTGAGCAATTTGACCGCCGTAGGTTTTAGTTGCATTTGTGGCTTGACCGCCAAATTTTTCAATAATTAGATCGATTGCTTTACCTGATTTTAATTGTTCCTCTGTTAAGTTTGAAAATTCACTTCCTAGTAACTTTAATCCTTTCGCATTTCCATTTAATGAAGCCAGTAATTTTTCGGTTGCTGAATTTAAATCAATATTTAAAACTGTTGCGACTTCTGTTGATGCTCTTACTAATTTTTGAGCTTCATCATTTGTTAAGCCAAAGTTTTTAGCCAGAGCGATTTGAGATAAAACTAAATCATCTTCGAACTTAGTTGTGTTTTGGATTTGTTGAGCATATTCAGAAAATAAATCAATATTCTCTTGCGTTGCTTCACCTGTAGCAACAAGCGCGCCTCTTAAACTATTTAAAGAATTTTCCGCTTCAATAGAAGCGTCAACAGAGTCGAATAAGAAGTTAACCGAAGCATTTACCGCTTTATTAAAAGCATTGAAAGCGACTTGCCCTGCGAATACTCCAACAGTTATATCTTTAGTAGAAGTATCTATTGAGTCAAAGGCTTTACTAGTACCTTTCAAACTAGAAGTTAATTCATTAGTCTGTTTATTTGTTTGATCTAAAGCAGAATTAAATTTATCAAGGTTTTTTAAACCTAGTGCAATATCAAGATCAATTTTAATTTCACTTGCCATCTACTTCCTTTTTAGTTGTTCGCTTTCAAGTTTCGCAAATTCATTTGCTATTAAATTATAGCAATCAACTTCAAAAGATTCTAGGTTGTCGTAATCCAAATTAAAGCCAATTTTTGCAAGATTCTTTTTTGTTAAAAATTCTTGAACAATAAAATAAGCTTCTGTCGTTTCACTTATACCTTTAAACGCAAGTAAACATTGCTGTTTTATTGCGTTCTTTAATCGTTTCCCAATGGAATACCATTTATCACATAAGAACCAATTAAATAAATCGCCTCAATTCCATCTTTATAGACTTCTAATTCTTCGATAGAATTAAATTCTTTACCCGATTTATGTTTTAACTTTAGCGATTTTGTTTTCTCATAAGCTAAATCAACTAATTTAGATGCTTGAGTAATATTGCTAGAAAGCTCATTTCCCTCTAAAGAAACTTGCTTAACTAAATCCATTCTGTCTTTGAATTTGGGCATATCGATCTCCGCGTGCCCTTCAAAATTTGCGTTTTTAATTTCTGTTTTTATAATCATTTGTAATTCCTATACGAAATTTAAGTAAAATTCACCTAATCCAGATTCAACAAAAGCTTTTAAAGTCATTTCTAAAACACATAATCCGTCTTGGTCTGTTACTTTAAAGCTTGAAATTGTAGCTGTTGGAATAAAAACATTGCAAGATTTTCCTGCAACCCAATTTCCTCCAGACTTTTCGCCAAAGTTGTATGCAAATGCTGTTGATTGACCAGTTCTAAATCTATAAAACTTATCAACATCATGCTTCGACAAAAGCGCAGTAACTTCCGCCGTAACTTCTCTAGCTGAAATAATTGAGCCTGATCGTCCAGATTCTTCGCAAAGGTCTGGAATATCTGTTTTAACATTTGATAATGAAATATTTACCGAACTTGCACCAAAGCAAGCTGTATCAGTATTTGAACCCATCATTACTTCGTTATTCTTTGCAACTAATGGTTGCGCAGAATCATAACTTGGAGTTTGTGGAGTTGACCAGTCTTGAGCGTTGTCAGCTAAATAACTTAGTGAACCTGTATCATCAGAGGCAACGACATAACCTAAGGTTGCACCGATTGAGTTTGCCGTATTCGTACCTGTTGACCATAATAAACTTAGTGTTCCAGATGCTTTCGCGATTGTGAATTTACCAGTTGAATTAGAATAAGAAACTGTGATTCCAGTTGAAACCGCGTTCATGGCTGTTTCTAGCGCGCTCGCTAATTCCTTAGGGTCTTTGTAAAATTTTTCTGCAACTTGAGCAACTTTTACCGCTCCGTCATTAAAATCAATATATTTATTTGTTGCTGTTATTTCGATCGGATTAAAATAATAAGCTACTCCTGCAAGATTGAAAGAGCCATTTACATATTGTCCAGATTCAGCACTTAAAGAAAATTCTGTAACTCTTGAACCTGACATCATTTCGATCGCTCCGCCATTAGCTCTATAAATCCATAAAGTTAATGTTGGGTGATTTTCGTCTGCTGGTTTAAATTGAACCGCTTTACCTAGATTTACTCCACTTGCAGGAGCATTATTTAAAGCATGACCTAGTGTTAAATCATCACCTGATACCGATAAAACATTTCTAATTTCATATCCTAAAGAGTTTTTAACAAGTAAAGCCTGACCTCTTTGGAAATTCACACCTTCGCCAGTATCTACTTTTACAAGTAAAGTAGTTGAAGCCGAAACAGTATCATATTCAGTTGAGTTAATAACTTTTGCGCCAAATGCAGACTCTAATAAATCTTCATAGTCTGGACCTTGCCCCTCTACTCCTGAGTGTCTGATATAATGCGATAAACTTAAAGTTGGATTTTCATTTCCTAAAACTGATTTAGCTGTTCCGATTGATGACTGAAGTTCACTTGATGTTAATTCTTCAAATGAAGGCGAAACATCAAATCCGTCTTGTAGTGTTGTGTAATCATTTGCTGATGTTGGAGCGACAGGAGTATTTTCTGTCACTTCTTTCTTTAAACCTAAAGCGGTTTTTCTGTTTTGTAATCCTGCCATTTTTTACTCCTCGATATATCGAATGTTATAAGTTGACTTAATAGCGAGAAAATTTATTTCCTCGTCAAATATTGATTCTATTCCATTATCTGAAACATACTCTAGTTTTGCAAGAGGCTCGTCGGTATTTACTCTTAATGCTTTTACTAATTTAATATGGTCCTCAAGTAATACCTTTTCCGCATCTTCTCTAATGGTAATGTCTCTTTCGGTTCCGCGATTAACTACTGTTAAAATTATTTCAATAGTTCTTTCGATTGAAGTCATGCAATCCAAAACAGTCAATGGATTAAGACCGCTTGAGACTCTAAAGCCATAACCTCTATTTAAAAGTTTATCGTCATTAGCTGTTAAGTCGTAGGGATTTACCAATTTCTTATGAGTTGTCCCAAAATTATCGACTAATATTTGGTTTAGTTGATCGTATAATGTAGAAATTGCACTCATCTACTTAACCACGCATTGTTTGAAATTGGCATTTGATCTTTGCTTGCCAGTCCAGTTTGATTTTTATCAACTGTGAAATTATTAAACGATTTAATCAAAAACTCATAGTCTTTAATTATTCGCTCTCTTTTATCGTCGTATGCTTTGCCTAAATTTGAGTAAATCAATTCCAAAGCTTTTAAGTCTGTTAAAATTGAAACATCTTCTATTTTTAAAATTTGCTCTCTGCTTACTAGAACATTTCTGGTTTTTAAATCAAGAATTAGTAATTCAGATGCGGTTAAAATTTCTTTAATCCAGTCCGACTTACCATTTTCAAATGATGCGTAAAAGCTGTTTATTTCAACATCAAGCTTATTTAATTGCTGAGTTGAAGTGAAAGCATAACCTATTTTATTAAATGTTGTTAATGCGCTTAAGTTAGTATCAAATGAAATTCTAATCCAGTATTGATTATAGATTGATTTAGTGTTTAGATCGAACCCTGTATGGTTTAAAGTATCTTCGATATAAGTCCATACACTATCTTTATTAGGAGAAAATTGCACAAGCCCAGATTTTGCAAATGCGTTAGTTCCATCTAACAAGTCAATCGCCTCAATCCAACCATTATTTGACCAGTATTCAATCTTCATTTTTGCCGAATTGGAATTAGCTACTTTTAACCAATAATAAAAATTATTAAACGGATAAAGTTGACCAATATAAAGATAGTCATTTGTTGAAAAATTTGATTGCAAAATAACAGAATCGTCCTGATTATCTAAGGAAATATCTGATACTGTTCCGACTTTTTTAAGTAATCTTAGCCAATTATAAAGCATACTTTTTCCTTATTAAATTTTCTAAATCCTTCGGCGTTGTATAATCATTGTCCGACAATTTTAAAGCCTTGGCAACAAGCTCAGAGCATATAAATTTTTTATTGCCATCTTTTCCTATTTTAGAAAATCCTAATTTTTCTTTTATTAAAATTCCGATTAGTGTTAATGAGCCATAAGGTTGATTACAATTATCAATACAAAACTTATAAAGATCATTAAACTCATTATCATTTAGCGTCGCGACTAAACTTAATGTTATTTCATTCTTTTCTTGCCAGTTCATAAATTCAACCTGATGAACCTCCCCATGAGATGCTTCATAAACTAATTGGCGATCAATGCAATCTTCATAAAACGAGATCGCAGAATGAGAATAAGAAGTTCCTAAAAATTTTTTAGGTGTAGAAAAATATACTAAAACTTTCATGATTGTTTCCAATGTAAATATAAATTGCACTTAACTTTAACATCAGAGTTTCCAGAATTTTTATAAACTAATCTTAAATATAAATTTGCGTAAAGTCTGGCCGTATAAGGTAAGTCAACTTCTAATGGTGCATTTAACGGAAGATAAAAATCTTTTATAAATTCATCTAGTACAGCATTAGCTCCATATCCTAATACATTATCAATATCTACAACTTGGAAGCATATTTTATCATCAATGCTACTTCCTTCTAATATCAATTTACCGCCATTCATATATCTTTCTGCGGTTAATTTAAAATCTATATTTGTATCAGAATTAGCAAGTGCAAGACCACTAAATGAGCAACCTCTAAATCTAAAATTCTCATTATTGGCGAAAGCTGTTGCCTTGACGATCATATTTCCAGATGAATCGAAAACTTTTTCACCTAGAAAATTTAGAGCCAATGCAATCGAATTTAGCTTTGAGCTATCGTTGTAAACCTCTGCTTTATTCTGCGTTAATGCTGTGATAAAATTATTATCATTTGCAAATTTATTTGCTTCTAATTGATCGTTGCAAGTATAAGTGGAACCTGCGTTTATAGCCATTCCTCCCCATACATTTTGAACACTATCAATATTTTTTATAATCTTTGCCATAAAATCCTATGTTATTGTATTAAACCAAACTCTAATATATGGTTTATTTATTGAGCCACTTTTTATATAAAATCCTAAGTGATCATTAGGGCTTATCCCAGTAATCGAAAGCCCCGTTGCGTTCACTTCTTTATTTGCTGAAAAAGCTATGTCTATCAAATCTGTCGCTGTTGTTAAATTTCTAATTGTAACAACACCTGTTGAATTTGAAACCGCCCCTGCGGTGTAAGCTGAAATTTTAGACGCTTCTGGAATAATTAAAGGAGCGTTTGCGTCATCTGAAGCCAATGAAGGATAAACTTCTAAATATCTACCCGTGTTCGCATTACCACCATAAGAAGCTTGAACAGGATAGCGGTCATTGTTTAAAGCATCTGCTTTTACTTCTATAATTGCATTGAATACATCTTGAGAACTAATTCCTGCACTAACCGCCAATGGGTCAGAAGCATTAAATGGAATCGAATAAGCAACTGGCGAAGTAAATGGTCCACTCATTTTTCACCAACGACAACTTGAGCAGTTCCAGTTGAAGCCTTGAAATAAACTTTGCAATTCTCACCCATTGGTAAGGAAAAAAATTGAGACTTGTATAATTCAAAAGGACAAGTAGAGTCATAGCCCCACTTTACATTTGTTGTTAATGCGAGCATTTCAACATATTTTCTATTAACTAAAGCATTTGCGCCAACTTTTCCTTCGACCGCTGTTGTAGTTAAATTTAAAGTTGCATTAACTCCAGTTTGATTTGGAATGTCTGAAACAGCTAGTTCATTATTAGAATAAGATTTAATCGGGTATGTTTCCACACCCGAATTATCTTGTCCTGTTAGCTTCGTATTCTGCGCTGAATTTAAATCAGACAAATCAGCCATTATTCAACACCCATAATTGTTGAGTATAAATCTTGAGCTTGATTGTCTTTATTTGTTCTAATTACTCTTACCTTGACACCTGTTGCAACAACGATTGCAGGAGTGAAAGTAAATTCGCAATTTGGATTTGCCGTTGAATTAAATTGAACTGCTTTACTTGTGTAAGTTCCTGCACCAACCCCATCTTCAATTTGCACTTCAAATTTAGCCTTACCACTTGCTGAGCAAAGAATCTTTTTAAGATCAAGCTCTGCTCCTGCAGGGTAGTCATGATTTGAAATTGCATTTGAAGCGACCGCGCTCGCTGTATTGTAGTTGTGAACTTCAACGCCAGAGCTTTCAGATAAAATGACAGGTAATGGATTAGCTTCGCTAAAAACTTGTCCGTCTTCATCATGTAATGCAATATCTAAACAAACTGAATTAGATGCTCCGCCAATCGCTGTTGGTCTTTTATTTTGAGAAGTAGAATCAATCGAAGCCCCTCTGTCGTGAGCGATTAAAGCTGAGCTTGAAGGATTTGAATTATTAGTTGCGTGATAATCACCATCAAGTGCAATATTTCCACTTTCAGAAACTTTTACCACTCTATCAGTTGAACCCGAATCGTTCCCATGTAGTTCAACATGAGCGTTGCCATCTGTATCAACAACTAATTTATTTGCATCTGTTGACGCGTCTAAAATTCTAACTTGTAATTTCTCTGTTGCGTCGCCTTGTGTTCTTACTGGTAATGATGAATTGTAATCACTCATTTATAACTCCTTTTATTTTGTTTTCTAGTTCTTCCACTTTCTTTCTTTGAATTTCTAACTGCCCTTTTAGTCTATCAATTTCTTGTTCTTTTTCAAGAATGTTAATTTCCATTTCTTCCATTGATGCCTTTACTCTTAAAAGCTCAGCATTTCTTCTTTTTTGTTCTATGTTCATAATACCTCTGTGCCGATTATTCTTGCTTCGAAGTCGCCGTTGTCTGGGCGATTATGTATAACTTTTACCTCTAATGTGTCGCCAATTTCAAATTTCTGATTATAGAAAAGAACTTCCTCATTAAAATCAGTCCACCAAGTTCGACGAGTCATTATTAAAGATGCGTTTTTATATATTTTATATGTAGCCAAATTATTTCCCATTAAATCAATGCTTGATAAGTAGAAAACTTTGCTAAAAACTTTTGTTATTATATTTGTTTCAGATGATGGAACGATTCCAGTTATTGAATTATAAAAACCTTTTACCTCTAATGTACTAGGCGGTATCGGACTTATCGAAATTTCGCCTTCTATTGAAATTGGTGAAGTATTCTCAACAACAACCGCGACTTTTGTATTGGGCGGATTATCGCCTCTGAATTTGTCGTATTCTCTGTCTCTTATATTACTTTGAATCGACATTTCTTATCCTCTTTACTTCATCTCTTAAAAATTCAGTAGCAGAACCTTCGTACCATGCGTACCAATAGCCATCAGCAAATAAAATCCTGTAGTCATGATATGCTTGTGTTTTAATATTATTTTCTACCATTAAGACTTGAAGCGTCTCTGGTTTCTTTGCTTTTAGAAAATACTTAACATCGTCTAATGTTTTATTCATTAAAAAAGAACAGGGCTTTCGCCCTGTTTTTTATTAGTCATTTAATCCTAATACTAGAGGAGACTTAGTTGCTCCTGCACCTTTAAGTCCTAATTGTAATCCAACGATTCCGAATAATTGATCAATTGCCGATCTTTCAGCACCAACGCCGTACTCGATAGCAGGCTGTGAGCCGTAAGAAGCATTTTTTTGGAAACCAACTGCAATAGCTGATTTTTCATACATGAATAATTGTTTGTCAGCTAATCCGTTATGAACGATTACTGGCATACCTAAGATTGAACCAACAACACCGCTAGGGATATTTGCTTGTCCATAAACATCAGCGCGCTTAAATTCATCAAGAGAGAATAAAACTGATTCTTGATGTGGAGAAGCGATAATGCAAGTGTTTTGGATAATACCATCAGCCTTTAAAATTTTCTTTTTCATAGCTAAAAGATTTGCATAAGTAACATCAACTTCAGCACCAACATTTTCAAATGAAGATGCAACTGAAGCAAGTTTAGTGATGATTTGTTCATCAACATATCTTGCTTGAGCTTGAGAAGCCCATTTTGCAATTTCTAATTCTGCATTGATATTGCTTTGTTTTTTTGTCATAGCGTCAACAATCCAAGCAACATAAGCGTTGAAATTTAAATCCATAGTATCAACTGTCGCTGTGATCGCAGATGCCGAGCCTGCCGTTCCTTCTGTTCTGTTCGCTACAGTAAAAGAAGAAAGCTTTGGAAATGAAATTTGCTTTAATCCATCAATCGCAAATTGCGAAACATCAGTTACAGTTTTCATTAGAACTGCGTTAAACGCTAATTCTTTTTGTACCATTTTTGCAATTAGAACCGCTTTTGTTGCGCCTAATTGTGTGTTTTCAATAATTACATCAGCCATTTTTTACTCCTAAATTGCGCCAGTAGATGCTAAATTTTTAATATAAATTCGCATTTCTTCGGGCGTCATTGTTTCTAAATTTTTATCACCTAAATTTTTAGCTCCACTACCTGCCACATTAGGCATCTTTCCAGTTTGAAATTCAACTAATGAAGAATGAGCTTTAAGAAATTCGCTTGCCACAAGCTTCGCGCCTTCCTCGTCAACTTTTTTAGTCTCTGGATTAAATGGAATTTTATCAAATGGAATAAGCTGATAGTATTCTGAGTTTTTAATCTTTCCACCAATAGCCTTTTCAAATGCTGAAATTTTTAATCCATTGTTTACCGATTCTTCTAATTGAACCCTAGCTAATCTTTCTGCTTCGAATTTTGCGTTTGCGCTTTCGTACAAAGTTTTAAATTCGTTTTGCTCTTTCAAGCTTTGCTCTTTCCTTTTTTCTTCTTCCGCCTTAAAAAGCTTATTTTCTTCTTTTGCTTTTTTAGCTTCGTTTAATACTCGAAGGTAAGTTTCATAGCTAACTGAATTTTTTTCACCTTTGACGCTGTCTTTGGTGTCGTCAACGCTGTTGACTTGATCTGTGGTGCTCATTTTATTTTCTCCCTTTTTGGTTTAATGTCAAGCGTTTAGCTCGCGCTTGAGTATTTCTAAAATAAAGTCCTTTGTTTCTTTAGATAATTCTTTCATGTCATAATCTGAAAGTCCAAAAAATTTAAAATATTTGTCACTTCTACCTTCTAGGTAACCTTGAACTTCTCTATTTGTCACTGGCTTATTGATCGCGTTTTTTCTTGGATTCTTAGGCTTTGGAAACTTTTTTCTTATTTTATCATTTATAGAAAACTTTAAAGTATTCCCGATAATTTCACTTATTATTGCCTTTAATAATTGTCCAGATGCTGTTATATTTGACTCGCTTGGCGATGTGTCCCTTGATAATTGCCTAGTGTACCTTTCGCGGTTACTAATTGTGCTTTCATCTAATTTGGAGAACTCACGATCAATTCCCTCGCCTGATTTAGTTCTTAATATAATGTATTCTGGTATTCTTTTCCGTAGGTATTTCGTGGCTTCTCTGCGAGCCTTTAATCTTGCGTTGTTTAATTTTCTTTTATATTGATCAGGAGTCAAATAAATCTTTACCTAAGATTTCAGAGGCGATTCTTTTCGCTTCTGCATCTAGGTCTATATTCTCAAATTCATCTTGAGTTAAAACTTCACCATTTATTGATTCAGCTAATATTTCAACCATAGCATCGTCAATTCCTAGAAAATCCCTTGGCTTTGTAATAGGCGTTGGATTGCCATAAGTTCCTTTAATATTACCCTCTGCGCGTCCGTTTAATTCAGAGTTTCGATCATATCCAATAGTGATTTGACCTTTTTTATTTTGTAACAATTTAAGACCTTCTAGCATTTCACTTGAAAGAGTTAAATCGACATTGTTTCTTGAAACGCCTTTAAAATCTGCGTAGGCTTTAGAGTATGGCGCAAACTTTTCGTTATTCTTATCATATCCTGCCTGCGATCTCTCTATGATGAAGTTAATTATTTCATCTGATAGTTTTTCCCTATCTTTTTTATTAAGTTCAAGCGGAATATTTATTTTTTTTCTTATCCACATTAAATTAAAACTCTATTACTTTTTGTTTCTTCAACTTTATCGTCCGTATAATCTGGGTGTAATTTTCTAATCGCTTGATCTAGCGTCATAGTTCCAAGCTCAACTTCATCTTTTATATTTTTTATCTCTGTCGCTCTATCAATTAACGGAGCAGGTTCTTCAAAATTAACATCAATATCAAGGTCCATTCCCTCTGGTATAATTGGCGGAAATTCTGATGGACTAATCATTCCAGACTTAATCCAATAGTTATGAATTTTTGGAAGTTTATCATTCCACAATTCTTCTTCGTCTTCTTCGAAATATTTCATTGATTTTTTTCTTATCTCGAAAGTATCCATTTCATCTATTATTTTAGAAATACCAGAAGCCATTCCGCCTGCATCTGTTGAGCCGATTGAACCAACTCTTATTCCTTTAGTTTCTAACCAAAGAACAAAAACATTGATAATAAAACTCATTACTTTATCAGTATCGGCTTGTGGTGATAATACTCCAACTTGCGGAGTTTTATCGGAGGTTTTGTCAGATTTTAAATCCCAAAATGCGTTAGGTGAAAGCTTTAATCCTGTCGCTGTTATATCAATCCCATAAAGAACGCTGAATGCTTGAAACATTTGTGCGCCAACTGCATCAATTAACATAACTGGAATAGTTTTAGCGACTGACAACATATCAGTATCAACAGTAGGAATTAGTTTATTTTTTTGCCTTTTTCCATATACAAATGGAATAATTCCAACTAAATTTACTCCGCCATTTTCAATTAAAAACTCGTTTGCTGTCGCTCCATTTAAATAAAACGCATCAAACTCTGTATTTGAATAAGCAAAAATTAAAAGCGAATCAGGATTCTCGTCTTGTTGTCCAATGAATTTAAGGAAAATAGTTTCTTGGTCGGGTGACTCTTTAGAATCAGAATAAACTAGAAACTTATTTGCGCTTAATTCTCTAATTGATGGGCGACCATTTAGATCAATGTAAGGCTCCCAAGCGAAACACTTAGACAGGTTTGAATATTGATCTGCAACTATTCCAGAGTTATTTATATCAAAATAGTCAGCGTAAAAATCAACAAAATCCTTTGCGATTTTATTTTCAGAAACTCTTTCTGGTGGCTTTGAATATGTATTTGAAACCTTATCAACATATCTTTGTAGAATATTTATTGGAAGCGATCTATGTTTAACCGCGTTGTAATATGTCTCTGATAAAGTGCTTTTTAAAATAGAATCAACATAAGGTCGAAGATTTCCTTCATAAATATCTAACGATTCAGCATTATGCGCCAAATAAGTAGAATGTTTTTTAATGTAGTCGATTAAGATTTGTCTTTTTTGCTTTAACATTTTCGCCCCTATAATTGAATATAACTTGAGTATGTATTTTCTCTATAAGTACAGTAGTCAATCCAATATCCAACTGCGGTCGTGATATGTTGCTGAGGAAGCGAATCATCTTCAATTAAATGTCCACCTTTTTTAAAACTCGTAAGTGTCCAACCTTCACTTAACCATTCAGTACCTTGATATTGAAAAAATCCCACTTGTTTATTATCGTTTAAAAACTTTGCATTTACAATATTATGTCGTCGCCTAACTGGCGGATTTGATCTCGGAACGCACATTTCATAAACGCAACCCTTTGACGCTAAGAATTTTTCAATAATATGATAATCAGTAACCTTTGACCTTGTGTCGTTATTGTTTCCAGATTGATCTCCAAAAACTCGATATCGATATTTTTTATCAATAAAGCCTTTGTCATGTATTTCTTCTATAATATCATCAGTCCTAAATCCATTGGCTTTGAATACCGCAAAAACATGAAATATTCCGTCGATTACTTGTCCCAATCCTGCACTCATTGGCTTATCTTTCCCAATATTGAAGTCGTGCATTAAATCGATTGGATATTTAGGATTGATTTGGTATTTTATATTTATAA